CTCCAGTACGAGTAAGAGTATCCGCAGTTATTGCTCCGTTTATTGGATTTGCCGCAGTATTGTCAGTAATAGTTGTGGTTGTTTTAGTCCAATAAGCATTGCTAAATTCCTCACTATATGCAGTCAAATTAGTCCGCACCTTCTCAATAAGCCCATCGGGGCCGACACGGGTTGCCGTATCGTTTGAGCGTGTGAACGCCAAATCTCCTGAACCATCGGTTGGTTTTATGGAGTAAACCTTGCTTGTCTTGTAGCCGCTTGGAATCATTACCAGCGAAGCATCATCAAAATAGCTCATTAGTTCAAAATAAATAGTTGGTCAATTAGGCATTCTTCGCCCTCAAGTGTTGCTCCGTCATCAGTCATTCGCTGAATGTAGGTATCAAAAATGTCGTAGTAGGTGTCCTCACCCAAGTCCTGCAAAGCAGCAACCAAGCAATCATAGCCCTCAAAGGTTCCGCCATCAGCTTCTACTCGCTCTAGAAATGGAGTTGCAATGTCGTTGGCAGGAGCAAAGCAAGGGGGAGCCGATTCGTTTTGAATAGACAAAGTAGTCTCATCGGCTTGGCCAAACCAAGTCGAGCAGTAAACGATGCCCCAGCCTATCAGATTGCTCACTTCTTTTTCTTCTTACTTAAAAACACCTTGAGCTTCTGCACATTGGTATTCTTTATATTATACTTCATAGGTACCATCCGTGAAATGATTGGCCGTCTGTTGGATACATCTCCCCGTTTTGGTTGGCGTAGTATTCAGGGGTCAAACTTCCGTAGAACGTCAGGTAGCTCACCAAACGCCTTCCGTAGTGTTCTGCCGTATCTCGCTCCTTTTGGATGAGGTACTCCAGCTCGCTCTTGTCGATGCCTTCTGAGTTCTCGCTCTGCTTTTTAAATACGCCACCATTACTCAGCTTGTAAGCCAAGAAAGGCATCAGCTCCACCATAGTGTAGTGAACCAGCACGTCTTGCACGTACTCATTCATCAGCGTTGCGTAATTGCCAGCAAGCGTATTCGCTAGCACATCGTTCTTGAGCTTGTCGTAAAGGGCCGTGCCGAGCAGGGCTTGGATGTGGATGTCTTGGGCAGTCTTAATAAACTGCACCATCTGGTCACGGTCTACGTTACCAGAGATACCCGTGCGCTTCACGATGTCATCAGGAGATACAAAAAGGGCGTATGCCATAACTAATAAACCTCAAGAATCAGATGTTGCGACTATTTGGGAATCCCGTGTTCACGGGCGTACTCAGCGGTGTACCCTTGATAGTCCGACTCGATTGGTGCAATGGCTACCGCCTTAGCGTTCTTGGGTAGCTTGAAGCCCTGACGGACTGCCTCGTTTACGTTGATGATGTCGGTGCCATTGAGCGTACCGCCTCCCCATACCTTGCCGTCTTTGGTTAGTTTCTTGCGGTATACCCTGCGCTCCCAGCGATGGTAGCAGTTAGCACCACCCTTGTAGAGCCATACGCTATACGGCTTCCCTTGCGCCTCTGCGCCTCCGTTAGAACTTAGCTGCTCGATGTCCTCCTTGCGGTATACACGGGCTGCATTCATCAGCGTAGAGCATAGCACACGGCTTGAGCCGTTAGGGCTTCTACGGGTACCGATGGTGTAGAAGTAGCGTACCTTGTAACGCTCCGTATCCTGCTCGCTCTTATCCTGAGCAGCAAGCTCGATGCGTGAGTTGAGGTATGCCTCTACATCGTATTCCGCCTCCTCATCATCGACAAGCTCAGCATCAACCATCTCAAACTCTTTGAGTAGGTCTTCTTCACTTTCTCCAATCTCTTGGAGCTTGGCTACCAATTCAGCAGCAAGCCCCTCCTGAAGAAAAGGGCGGCTATCCCCTCCTCCTTTCTGTGCTTTCATCTGCGTGATTACCGCTGATGAGTTACCTGCAAACAAAGCCCGTGCTACCTCTGGCTCAAACTGAAGCATCTGAACAAGGAACGTGATGGCTTGGTCTTGTGTAAGGACTCCCTCGCTCACGGCACGCATAATATCCAATGAGCTTGCAATCTGCGCTCCGTTGTACGATGCCTCCTTCTGGATGAGTTCTTCCTGTACGTCTCCAGCGGGGGTGTCTACAACGACCTCCGTAGATACTTCATCGCCTACCTCTTTAACATCTGCAAACTCAGCAGGAGTCAAAGTCTTAAAGTAGAGGTCTAGATTGACCTTGTTGTAGGCAAGCAGTTTGTCGATGCCACTTGCAAGCTCCTCTTGCTTGGGGCGGATTACCGCATTGTCCAAAAGGTTGTATGCGTTCTTAATCTCATCGGCATTGTTACCCAATCCCGTGTTGTCCTTTACACCAAAGAGCATCGGTGAGGTGATGCGGTGGGCAACTAGAATCTTGCTCGTTGATTCCTTTGAAAGGAACTCGTACTGAAGGTGGGCATCCGATAGGCTCACAGGCTCAACTGTAGCCGCCTTTTGGCTATCATCGTTAAAGGCCAAGATGTACTTGCCTGCATTGTTGCTACCACTCCACTTCTGCTTGATGGCGAAGTCGATATTATCCTGCTCCTCTTGCGGTGGGATGCCGTTATTGAAGTTGATAATCATAGACGGAGCGAGTCCGTTCTTGATATTGTTGATGTGGTAGTTGGCAATCTCTTGCTCCATCTCTGCGTATGGCAGACCGCCTTGATAGTCAACGGGGGAGTAATAGTACGAGCCGCTGCGATATGGGCGCATATAAAGGATTTCTACCTTCTCGCCTGCTGCTCCGTACCCGAAGGCAGGGATGCGCTCTGCTTGCGTCTTATTGCGCACCTTAGTCCAATCGTAGGCGTAGTAGTACGCTTCAATATCACCCTCCTCATTGCACTTCTCAGCACGCAAGGTCTCGACAGGCATATGGTATACCTCTGCAATCTTGCTTTTATCAGCGGTGTAGATGACTTGGAAGGCAGCATTGCCAAGCATATAGAAGTCATTAACCACACGCTTGAGCTGCTCAGGTTGGATGAGTCGCTTCAGCTCCAAATATCCCGCAGGGTTTGCAGCAGGGTCTACCGCATCAATACCCTTGCCGTAAATCATATCGATGATTCCCGTGATGACAGCATTGTTGGTAGGGCTGGCGTTGTACAGGTCGATGAGGTAACCGAAGAAGTCATTGTCATCACCATACTCAACCCAACTCAAGCGAGGGTTCTCGCTCACTTGTGGCGTGGTGTATGATGCCAGATTAAGAAGGCGGATATTACTCTCCATAAATTACAAAGTCATTATTCATTGTGCGCTCGGTAGTTTGCAGCACGGGTTGGTAGGTTCCGATGGTCTGACCGCTAGGTAGCATATAAATCTTGTCGATAGCCAAGACCTTTGAATCGTTTGCTCCAAGTGCGGTGAGTTCATTTGTAACGCAAGTTAGTGATTCTATCGTTCCCGCATCTGCAATCACTCGGTCTTCGTATTCGTTTGCGACTCCTGCTGCGTAGCGTTGGTCTTCGAGGCGCATCACATACGGCACCTCTTGGTCGAGGTTTGCGCTATTGTATTCAAACGTAAGCTCTCTGGTGTCCTCATCGAATGATGGGTCTACGAGCGTGTACGTGATGACTTCCCGTGTGTCCTTGTTGATGAATTTGGCTTGGATTCGCCAGTAGTCTCCGTAGTTTGTGAGGTCATCATTGCCGTACTTCCAGTCACGGATGGGCAAAGTGATGTCCTGCTGGGCATTATATGATAGGAAAATCATACCTAAATAACCCCAACTCGGTACAAAGTGGGGAATGAGTCAAAAGAAAAAGGGGGCCGAAGCCCCCTCATCCATCCTAAATACGTCCTGCTCCGTTCAGCAGTACGATGCGAATATACGAATTACCCTCGAATAATCGTAGGCTTCGTTCCAGCAAGACCAGCAAACGGGTTGTTTGCAACGGCTCCTTTAAGGAAGTTTGCAGGCTCACGCTCTTGACCAGTCAAGGTTACGTTGTAGCCCGTAAGGTCTCCCATAGCAGCACCAGTTACGATAGAACCGCCTGTGACTTCTGAGCCGTGTTCCAAGCCCATAAACCAAGAGTTTCCGTTATTGTCTTCAACGACAACATAAGGCTTGCCCCAAGCGAGGAGCTTTACTTGACGGGTCGTGTCGGCATCTTGCTTCTTGAGTACGATGTTCAACACCTGCTCGAAGAAGGTCGTGCCGTTGTCACGGCTTGAATTGATAGCCTGCTCGAAGTTTGAAGTTCCCTTCAATTCGTAGGCGTATGCTGATACCGCTGCGGTAGCAAGTTGGCTGATGACATCCGTGTTGGCGGTGTCATAGTCAACCGTAAGGGCAGCAGTTGAGTTGATGAAGTAGACATAGTTGAGTCCACCTACTTGGTCTTTACAAGGCTCGATGCGGCCTAAAGAAACTGAACAAGACATTGTTTTTTTTATTTGGAATTAAAAAAGGGGGCGAGGGCAAAGCCCAGCCCCCCTCATTGTTTAATCAGTCAGCGAATTAGGCGTAGTAAACGATGTCAGCACCGAAGCCGATTTGTACACCAGCCGTGAAGCGCATAATGAAACGGACGTTTTTGCTTCCGTCTAAGTCGCTCATATCGAGGACCTTAACCTCTTGGTGGTCCGAAAGAAGACCAGTTCCGAAGTATAGGTTTGACTTCTGAGCCAAGACCATCTTGTTGCTTCCCAAGCCAGGAGCGTGGAATACGCTCACGCCATCGAAAGAAAGCTCTTGGTTAGCGTACCACAAGTTACCCTTGTTGTCAACACCATTAGCACCTACACCAGCAGCAGCGAAGCCACCAAGCGCACGAACGTAAGCCTTGAATACGTTAGTTGAAACGTAGAGCTTCAAGTCATCCTTGCCGTATACTGCGTTCGGTGCTGAGTCCATTACACGCCCCATCTCAGTAATGACATTGGCAGCAGTCACGCCACCAGTAGCAGCAGTCACATCGATAACGGTAGTATCAGCAGCAAGCAGAGTTTGGAATCCGTTGAACTCACCAGCGTTGCCAGTTGAACCAGTCCAGATTTTGCTCTCAACCCACTCAGCTACTTTAGCAGCGTTGTAACCGATGAAGTAGTCAACGAATGAAGTAGGAAGTTGGTCGAATGCTGAGTAGCCCATTTGTACGGCTTCCCAATCTGACTCGAAGTCGCTCTTGCAAAGCTCCAAGTTTACCTGAAGGAACTCAGGCTGAAGGATGGCTTCCGTCAAAGTCAAGGTAGACGTATCGGTGAAGTCACAAGTTTGGTCTTTAACGATGTCATTCAGGTTGACCTTCTTGAGGACTTCCTTGAATTTTACGTTAGGCTTAACGGTGATACCGCCTTTAGCGATGGTGTCACCAGACAAGAGGGCAGCAGAGATGTATTTTCCTGCAAACTCACCTGCGTAAGTAGTAGTGATTGAAGTAGTCGTAGGCATTTTGGCTTACAATTAATTATTGGAAAAGTTTAGAAAACACTCGGTCTTTAGTATTTGAAACACGCTCTGCACCGATGTGAAATTTCAGTTCGTGCTTTTTCTCTACGGGAGCAGCAACGATGGGCTTCTGTGCAGCCATAGCTACCTCAACCTCACCTTCGATGTCCTCATCAACGACTGGCATCTCTGCCATCTTTTGTTTCATCATTTCGACCTCCTCACGCAGTCCTTCTACAAGGCCTACAAGGTCAGCAATGGTCATCTCTGGAGCGACCTCTTCAGCGGCCTCTACCTCTACTTCGATGGTTGCTTCTTCAGCAGCCTCTTTGATTTCCTTGATGATGCCTTCTTCTTCGATTACGAGGATGCGGCCATCTTCAAGTTTATGCTCGCCAACAGGTGCAGCGATTTTCTCGCCATCACCTCCAACGAGGAATACGTTAGCACCAGCCTCAAACACTTCGGCCTCAACCATAGTGCCATCAGCAAGTGACATAGAAGCCAGCTCCACCTTCTCTGGGGTGAGAGCCAACTCGATTTTCTTGAATACGTCTTGCAGATTCATACCTAAAAAATTGTTATTAGTTAAATTGGGTATTTTACTCCTGCGCTTTGCCACCGATGAATCCTATGCCTTGTGCTTGCATATCGTTCTTGTCGCAGCATCTGCGAGAGTAAGTTTTGCCATCAGGGCATAGGCATCCTCTGGTGGAGTTCTGTGGTACGGGGGGCTTTGGCCCCTGATTGAAACCCTTCATATTTTACCGAGTTCTTTAAGTTTAGATTCTGCCCAACGCTTGCCAGCAAGACCACCCCATAGCAGGTATGAGATAGTGCCACACGCTTCCGTATCGGATTCGTTGTAGTATTCTTCGGCTCTTGATAGGTACGAGTGCATCCGTGAGATGGTCTCTACCGACAAGGGCTTGCCCTGTGCGAGCTGCTGCGCTCGTATCTTGCCCACAGGAGTAGCACACTTGTTGCCGTTCTTCTCATTCAACTCAATGCCCCTCTGGGCGTTGTTGCTCACCGCATTGGGATAGTCAGCATACGACTCCATCTCTAAACGCTTGCCACTCTTTTTGCGCTTGTCTTCTTTGATGATGGCACGCACGCTACCCAAGATGTACTGCTCTGCGATATGCTCGGCCTCTGCCATCTCGATTTGAGCAAGGGCATCTTGCAGGTCTTCGGCACGAACCGATTCACGCTGGGCAAACCATCCCTCGATAGAGAAGCCTTTGACCTTGCCCTCTTTGACGTACTCTGTCCAGATGGATTCGTTGTTCACCTTCATCATGACTACCCAAGTACCAACGGGGTACTCTAGGCCGTAGGCACGGCTCTTGTCGTTGTTCTCATCCTCGATAATCCAGCTCTCTACTACACTCAGTCCGTTGAGTTCCTCTGCGTGTTCGAGTGTTGCATTGTTCTGGTTTCCCTTAATCATATATAACTCACTCGCCTTGCGGATGGTCTCAGGGCTGAAGTACACATAGTATTCCTCACCCGTCTTGTCATCGTATCGGTAGATGGGTTTGTTGGGTACGAGTGCCGCTCCGATTAGGATTCGCTTGTCCTCATTCTGTACCTTGAACTGGATTTGCTGCTTCGATAATGCAATGAATTGCTCCTCGATAGCAGGGCTTTCAACGATGCTGATGGCATCTACTCCCATCAGTTTGTCATCTTCCAGTATTAGTTCGTAGATTTTCATCCTCCGATTGTTGCGCTGGAGCGTATTCTGCGCTCAAGCTGGTTAGCGTTTGTGATGTCTTGGTTTACAACGTAAGCCCTCATCGGTCGACCAAGCTCCCCAGCGAGCTGGTTATCTGTGGCTCCGAACTGAATGTTGGGCGTGAGTGGCTGGGCCGTAGGCGTAGAGGTTGGGATTGATGGCTGCGATGTACGAC